GAATTGATTTATTTGATTATTGACGAAATCAAGAATACTCTTCTCAATTGAAATAAGTGAAATTTCAACCCGGAGAAAAGAAGCTCCGGGTTGATTTTTTACAAAAAATATGATATAATATTTATATATAAGAAATAAAGGAGATTTTATATGGCGACAGATAAAACATTATATACAGAAGAGTCTATAGAATCACTTAGTCCGTTAGAGTTTACTCGTCTACGTCCGCAAGTATATGCAGGAGACTGTACGTATAGTACTCAGCTATTGGTAGAGATTATTTCTAATGCAGTAGATGAGTTTAGATTAGGGCATGGTAATGTTATTGAAGTTGAAATTAATGAAGACAATGCCATTAGAGTAAGAGATTATGGGCAAGGTTTTATCCCAAATAGTTTCCGCGATGATGGGAAAACTATTCTTGAAGCCGCTTTTAGTGTTTTGAATACTTCTGGAAAATATAGAGAAGATGGAACATATGAAGGTACCTCATTAGGTTCTTTTGGTATTGGTTCAAAAATTACAAATTATCTTTCCCATTGGCTAGATGCTATTACACATAGAGATGGACAAATGGAACATATTCATTTTAATGAAGGTATTTTTGAAAAACGTTCTGTTTCAAAAAGTGATTTGCCCTCTGGAACAATTGTTGAATGGCTACCAAGCGAAGAATTTTTCACAAATGTTGAAGTAGATGTTCCCGCAATTAAGAAACTATTTAAAACAATTGTTGCTCTTTGCCCTGGTTTAACTATTGAGTTTACTAATAAAGGTGAAAAAGAAACATATCATTCTAAAAATGGTATCAATGATCTTGTAGATGAGGCAGTTAAAAACAAAGAGTTAATTAAAAATAGACTTTGTGTTAATTATGCATCAGGAAAAGAGAAACTTAATTTAGTATTAACATATACTTCTAATTATAGTTCAACAATTGTTCCATATGTTAATACAGGTTTAACCGAAAGCGGACAACATATTACTCAAATTAGAAGTCTTTTAACCAGAGAATTTAATAAATATTTTAGAGAGAAGAAATGGTTAAAAGATAAAGATGAAAATTTAACTGGTGATGATATTCAAGAGGGTATGTATATTGTATTTAATATTACTGCTCCAAATGTAGGATATGATGCACAAGTTAAATCTCGTATCACAAAAATTGATATGAAACCTTTTACTGGAGTTCTTGCAGAGGAACTTCGTATCTGGTGTGAAGCAAATGAAAAAGATGTTAAAGATATTTGCGATAAAGCTTTAAATGCGCGAAAAGCAAGAGAAGCTGCGCAAAAAGCAAGAGATAGCGCAAGAGAAGTAAATAAGAAGAAAGATAAAGCTCTTAAATTTGATAGTAAACTTGCAGATTGTTATAGTAAAAACCGCAAGGAATGTGAAATTTATATCACAGAAGGTGATTCTGCTTCTGGTAACTTAAAGCAAGCTCGTGATAATGCAACGCAAGCAGTTTTGCCAGTTCGAGGAAAAATTATCAATTGTGAAAAAGCAAGTTTAGATAAAATCCAAAAGAATGCAGAGATTATGTCAATGATTCAAGCTTTTGGTTTGGAAATTGACGTTAAAACAATGAAAGTAACTTATCACCCAGATAAAATTAGATATGGAAAGATTATTATTATGAGCGACGCCGATGTAGATGGAGCGCATATCAAGAATCTATTTTATACTTTTATTTGGAATTTCTGCCCAGATTTGATTAAAGATGGATATATTTATGCAGGTGTACCTCCACTTTATAAAGTAACGATGGCAAAGAAATATTATTATCTAAAGAATGATGTTGCACTTGAAGAATTTAGAAAGAAAAATGCAGGAAAGTCTTATACAGTAAATCGTCTAAAAGGGTAAGAGATAGTCTGGCCCTTAGCTACTTTTCCGCTAATCAGCGGGGTCAATGTATTTTATAAAAACATTGGCTAACGAGGGAGTCTTCAAAAAATTTTAGGACATTTTAGGAAAACCTGAAATGTGTAAAATTTATAATACATTGAAGATAATCTCGTGGGAAAAAACTACGATATTATCTTACTAAATAGGTAAGGTGATAAAAATGATAGGAATTTATAAAATAACTAATTTAATAAATGGCAAAAGTTACATAGGTTTATCAACTCATATAGAAGATAGATGGCAATATCATAAAACTTGTTATAACTGGGAACGAGAAAAAAATAAATTATTATATAAAGCCATTATTAAATATGGTATTGAAAATTTCAATTTTGAAGTATTAGAAGAATGTTTACCAGAAGAATTAAGTGATAAAGAAAAATATTATATTGAAAAATATGATACTTATAAAAATGGATATAACATGACCGCAGGCGGTGAAGATCATCACGGCGAAGGCCATCCTAAACACAAATTATCCAAAGAAGATGTAATTGATATTCGTACTCGCTATGATAATTTAGAAAGGCGAAAAGAAGTTTATTAGTTATATAAAGATAGAATTGGAGAAAGTGGATTTAGTAAAATCTGGAAGGGAGAAACCTGGAAAGATATTATGATGGAAGTTTATACTCCTGAAAATAAATTATACCATTTACATGATACTGGTAATAAAGGTTCTGAAAATGGTCGTTCTCATTTAACAGAAGATGAAGTTAAATAGATTCGTTTGAGACGCAAAAACGGAGAACGATTAAAAGAAGTTTATGAAGATTATAAAGATAAACTAACATACGGTTCATTTACTAATGTATGGACTTATCAAAATTGGAAAAATATTGTAGTTTAATCCTGTATCGACTATTCCCGTTGCTGGGAAGTACAACTACTATTGATACGTAGTTGGAAAAGGTAGCCTCCTATGACCACAATCAAGACGTTAGTGCGAGGAGAAGAAATAGTCAGTACCATTGGTGACAATGGAATTATATGTAGGCGAGATGTCGGTGGAAGAAACTGAAGAAACACTTATTGACCCAAAAGAACGTATTATTAAACAAGTTACTGTTGAAGATGCTGCAGCTGCAACTAAATTATTTGATAATTTAATGGGAACTGCGGTCATTCCAAGAAAAATGTATATTAAAGAACATAGCCAAGAAGCTACTTATAATATGGAGTAAGTGAGGATAATATGTTAGGAAAAAATAATTTTAAAACAAATTCATGTAATATTGAAACTTTTTATACTTATTTTAAAGAGGGCCGAGTAAATTTAAACCTAGATGTTCAAAGAAGTTATGTTTGGTCAGACGAAGATCAACAAAGTTTATGGGATACTCTATTAAATGAGTTTAGAATTCCTGAAATTCATGCTATTATTAATGGAAATACATATGAAATTATTGATGGTAAACAGAGATTAACTACTATCTTTAAAATTCTTTCAGATGAAATTCCATGTAAAAATACTAATTTACTTAGTCCAAATTTACATTATCTATTTAAAAATAAAAATTCAATTAAATTTTCTGAATTACCACAGGAAGAAAAGGATAAAATTAATTTTACTTCTTTGTCAATTGCCGAATATAGTAATTTAAAAGCTGATAGTGAAGATTATGCAATTTTGTTTAGAAAAATTAATAGTGGAAAACCACTTTCAGAAATTGCTCAAGGGATTAGTAAAAATATTCATTTAAGAACTTATTTTACCAATATTATTTTAGCACACCCTGTTTTTTCGGATGGATCATTTTTCTTAGTAAATGGTCAAACAAATATTGAACAGATTGAATTAGCTTTGATTCGTTATATTGGATTGTTAAAATATGGCGCAACAAAAAGTTTAGATACAACAGAAATTAAATACGAAGAATTTTCAGTAAGAGAATTAGTAGATTACTGCTCTAGGTTAAATGCATTATTAGATAAGATGGGTACTTTAAAATTATTTAATAATAATCGGTCTAAAAAAACTGGTCTCCCGCATTTACTATGGGATATTGATAGGTTTCAATTAGAAGGCAATGATATTCAAAAATATATTGAAATTTTCACAAAAAATTATACAAGTAGTCTAACTACTAATCGTAATTTTAATTCTCAACGTATTCTTTTCTTTAAAGAGAAATCAGAAGAATGGGTACAGGAGGTTTAAACATTGAGTGAATTAAATATTCAAAATGATATTGTAAAAGAATTAGGTACAAATTTCATTGAATATGCAGTAGCCGTTAATACTGATCGTGCAATCCCAGATGCTAGAACAGGTTTAAAACCAGTAGCAAAACGAATTTTATACTGCGCATATGATGAAGGTTATACTTTTAATAAAGCTCATGTTAAGTGCGCGAATATTGTAGGTAACGTAATGGCTTATTGGCATCCACATGGCGATAGTTCAATTTATGGCGCATTGGTACGTTTATCACAAGATTGGATAATGCGTTATCCACTTATTGATTTCCATGGCTCTAATGGTAATAGAGACGGTGATGGTCCAGCTCATTATCGTTATACTGAGGGTAGGCTCGGAAAATTAGCAGAAGATGGTATGCTAGTGGGAATGAAGAAAAATGTAGTTGACTATATTCCTAATTATAGTGAAACTAAAGATGAGCCAATTACACTTCCTTCCTTATTCCCAAATCTTCTATGTAATCCAAATACTGGTATTGGTGTTGCGATGGCTTGTAACTGGGCGCCGCATAATTTAAATGAAGTTGCCCAAGCTATTTATGATTATATGGATGGCAAGGAGCCAATGTTGCCAGGTCCTGACTTCCCAACCGGTGGTATCGTTATTAATAAAAATGACATTCCTTCTATTATGAAAACAGGACGTGGAAGCGTTAAAATTCGTGGAAAATATACTGTTGAAGATAATTCTATTATCTTTACTGAGATTCCATATGGCGTAGTTACAGAGAATCTAATTGAGGCTATTGGAAAACTTTGTGATGATGGAACAATTGTTGGTATTACAGATATTAGAAATGAGAGTAATAGAAAAAAAGGTTTTCGTTTAGTATTAGAATATGCTAAAGATGCTAATGTAAAAAGAATTATTCAGCAGTTATTTAAAGAAACTGATCTACAAACATCTTTTTCTTATAATCAAGTAGCATTGATTGATAAGACTCCTATGGAACTAGGATTGAAAGATTGTTGTAAAATCTATGTTACTCACAATGAAGAATGTATTAAACGAGAAGTTAATTTTGACATCAAGAAAGCTGAAGCAAGATTAAATATTGTTGAAGGACTTTTAAAAGCATTAGAAGATATTGATAATATTATTAATCTAATTAAAAAATCAGAAAGTTCTGCTCATGCAAGAGAAAATCTTCAAAAACAATATGGTTTTAATGAAGCTCAATCAAAAGCAATTGTAGATATGCGACTTGGTAAGTTAGCTGGGCTAGAGCGTATTGAAATTGAAAATGAAAAAGCTAATCTAATTGAAGAAATTAATCATTTAAATATGATTCTCGCAGATGTTCAAAGCGAGCTTAAAAGACGTTTAAGTGAATTAGTAAAAAAGTATGGCGATGCTCGTCGTACAGAATTAACACAAATCGAAGAACCAAAAGGCGAAGAGAAGGAAATTGTTAATGTTATTCCAGAAAAATGTGTTGTTGCAATGACCGAGAATGGTAGTATTAAACGTATTCCAGCAACATCATTTAGAACTCAACGCCGCAATGGAAAAGGTATAAAAACCCAAGAAGATATTACTTCAATTGTAATTAGAACAAATACGATTGATAATTTGATGATTTTTTCCACTACTGGAAAAATGTATCGTTTATTAGTAGATGATATTCCTGTTGGCACTAATGTATCAAAAGGAACCCCCATTAGAAGCCTAGTTGAAATGGGAACAGGTGAATATCCGGCAACCATTTATTCTATTTATCGTGATACAGATGCTAAGTTTGTATTATTTGTAACTAAAAATGGATTAGTAAAAAAGACTTCTTTAGAAGAATATTTAAAAACCAAAAAGAAAAATGGTATTGGAGCAATTACATTACGAGAAAATGATAGTTTAGCAACTGTAACGCTTATTAAAGATGAAAATATAGTATTAGTTACTAAAAAGGGTATGTTACTTTATTTTAATAGTGCAGATGTTGGCACTTCTTCTCGAATGACGCAGGGCGTTAAAGGAATCAATTTGAATCCAGGAGACGAAGTAATTGCGGCCCTGCCTGTGCGAGATACATCTGATGAATTGGCTTTATTCTCTACTAATGGCAATGGAAAGCGCCTTAAGTTAAGTGAATTGGTATTACAGCATCGTGGCGGAAAAGGCATAATTGGATATAAAAATTCTGATGGTATTGCGGGAGCCGCAATGGTGTCTGATACAGATAATATTTTAATTGTTGGTAATAATTCATCAATTTGTATTTCTGCAAAAGAAATTCCATCAATGGGACGTGCCGCAATAGGCAATATCATGTTAAAAAATAATCATGTATTAAGTGTGAGTAAGGTTTAATGCCTTACTCACTTGTGAGGTATTATATGACTTATACAATGGAAGAAATGCATAATTTAGTAGATAAACTAAATTACTATACAGAACGTTATGACGCAGGTGAACCAGAGATTCCTGATATAGAGTGGGATAAACTATACTTTAAATTAATGGATATGGAAGAGACTTTGGGCAGATTAGATCAATCCCCTACTCTAAAAATTCATTATAATATAGTTTCGTCTCTAAAAAAGGTTACTCATAATCATCCAATGTTATCTTTAGATAAAACGAAAAATCTTAAAGACATTATTACATTTGGAAATAATAAAGAAATGATTGCTATGTGTAAAATGGATGGATTGACTTGTTCATTGCATTATCAAAATAGACGATTGGTTGGTGCCGAAACTCGTGGAGATGGGGTAATTGGTGAAGATATTTTTCACAATGCACAAGTAATTCCAACTATTCCAAAAGTAATTGAATGGGATGGAGATATTACTATTGATGGTGAAATTATTTGTACTTATGAGAATTTTGAAGATGTAAAGTCTGAATATAAAAACCCTCGTAATTTCGCGGCTGGCAGCATTCGTTTATTAGATAGTAAAGAATGTGCAAAAAGAAAATTAACATTTATTGCTTGGGATTGCCCAATTGGTTTGCCTGTTTATGAAACATTAAGTCAAAAACTTTTAGCATTAATAAATTCTCATTTTACAGTAGCGCCTTTTGTAAATATTCCTATTTACGACATAGATACTATTGAACATTCTACAATTATTTTAACTGATGCTGCAAAAAAATTATCATACCCAATAGATGGAATTGTTTTTAAATATGATAATTGTGAATATTATGATAGTTTAGGCGCAACTGCACATCATCCTCGCGGTGGATTGGCATATAAATTCGCGGATGAAGAATATGTTAGTTACCTTCGTGATATTGAATGGTCAATGGGTAAAACAGGACAAATTACTCCAATTGCAATTTTTGATGAAATTGAAATGGATGGTAGTATTGTAAGTCGTGCTAATTTACATAATCTCAATATTATGGATCAATTACTTGGTATGCCATTTTATGGTCAAGAAATTCATGTTATTAAAAGTAATATGATTATTCCTCAGATTATTTGGGGAGAAAAAAGAGATTTTGATTCTAATTTAAAATATTTTGGAGTTCCAGTAAATTGTCCATGTTGTTTGGGAAATACTTATGTTAAAGATGGCGTGTTATATTGTGATAATGCTGATTGTGAAGGAAAATTAATTAATAAACTTGACCATTTCTGTGGGAAGAAAGGTTTTGATATTAAGGGATTATCTAAAGCAACCTTACAAAAATTAATCGACTGGGGTTGGGTTGAAACCTATATTGATTTGTTTAATTTAGATAAATTTAAACAAGATTGGATTCAGAAATCTGGTTTCGGTGAAAAATCTGTTTCTAATATCCTTGCAGCAATCCATATGGCCCAGGATGGCGTAACTTTAGACAAATTTATATCTGCTTTTGGCATCCCACTTATTGGTAGTAATGTGTCTAAAGAGATTTGCAAATATATAACATCATATAATGAATTTAGACAATTAGTAGAAGATAAATTTGATTTTTGCTCTTGGGATGGGTTTGGGCCTGAGAAAGAAAATTCTTTATTAACTTTTAATTATTCTTCTGCTGATGAATTAGCTAAAATAATTAAAATTATTGTTCCATCAGAAAC